CGCAGCCCGTCATGTCCATCCTCGGCGCATACGTCCGGGCCGACGATATTGATTACCCCCTTTCGACCATGACGAGGGCGGAATATCTCGCGCTACCGGGTAAAGCCACGACTACCGGCAGGCCCACGCGGTACTTCTGGGAGCCGACGTTCCCCAACGGGACGCTGTACATCAACTGCATACCGGACAAAAGCTACACGCTCAGGCTCAACGTCCTCGGGGCGATGGTTATCCCCACGTCGCTTACGGAATCGCTACAGCTTCACCCCGGCGACGAGGAGGCCATGATTTACAACCTTGCAGCCCGTCTTCTGCCGAAATACCCCGGAGCGCCGAACCCCGATCAGATATTCGGGATAGCGTCCGACCTTTTGGCGGCGGTTAAACTCCGCAACCTTCGCGTACCCGACGCCGAAATGCCGGACGGCCTTCCCGGAACCGTCCGGCGTGGGGGGAGCATCCTCGATGGGTAAAAGCCGCCGCCTCCCTATCGACTTTTCTTCGCAGTGCTACGAAGACACTTCTGCGCGGAGTTTTTCGGCGCAGAAACTCGTCAACTGGTACGCGGAAGAGGCGAAGGTGTCGGAGAAAGCGCCGAAAGGGTATCTCCTGCGCCCGGTGGAAGGGCTCACCACCCTCTTAACTCAGGGGACGGACGCATGGCGCGGCTTTACCAGCATGGGGGGCGTGAAATACGGCGTTGTCGGGGCGAGCCTTGTTTCCGTCATCGACGGGGTAGCCACAGTCCTCGGAACGCTCAACACGACGCTTGGCCCGGTGAGCATGGCGGCAAGCTCCGATACCCTCATCATCGTTGACGGCTTTTTCGGCTACGGCTACAGCGAGGCCGGAGGTTTTCAACAGATAACGGACGAGGATTTCCAGCCCGCGAGGTGGGTGACGTATCAGGACGGTTATTTCATCTTCGGCGAGAACAACGACGAAGGGGTCTGGTTCATGTCCAACCTCCTCGACGGCTTCAATTACGACGCCCTGGACTTTGCGAGTGCGGAGGCCGCGCCGGATTCTCTGGTGATGGGGATTTCAAACCATCGGGAATTGTGGCTCTTCGGTTCGCGCTCGGTAGAAGTCTGGTGGAATACCGGCAACGCCGATTTCGCTTTCGAGCGCATAAACGGCGCTTTCATCGAGCGCGGTTGCGGAGCGCCAGAGAGCGTCACGCGGCTCGACAATCAGGTTTATTGGGTTGGCGACAACGCTGTAATCTACCGGGCCGGGAGGGATTACGACCCGCAGCGGATTTCCACTCACGCGATTGAACGGCTCATTTCCGGCATGGACGATTTTTCCGACGCCTACGGAATGACCTACACCTACAACGGACACCAGTTTTATCTGCTGACCTTCCCGTCTATCGACAGAACTTTCGTTTTCGACGCCTCCACAGGGCTTTGGCACGAGCGAGGGGATTGGGACAGCGCGGCGGGCAGATTCAAACGCTACCCCGCCGCCGTGATGTATCAGGACGGCTCGACGATTTACGCCGGGGATTGGGATACCGGGGCGCTTTACACGGTAGACGGCGCGAGCAACTACTACGGCTCCGCCCTCATCCGGTATATGATGGCCTTCCCGCCTCTGGCGACGGGGCAGGACGAGACGATCAGCATACTACGGCTCCTCATCGACTTTCAGGCCGGTCAGGGCGTCACGGTAGGACAGGGGATAGACCCGCAGGCGATGCTCAGATGGTCGAACGACGGCGGCTTTACGTGGTCGAACGAGCATTGGGCGGACATGGGGAGAAAGGGCGAATACGGCCTTTTCACCTCATGGCGACGGCTTGGGAGAGTCCAAAAGGGACGGGTTTTTGAATGTTCCGTGAGCGACCCCGTAAGGCCCACGGTAATGGGGGCCTACGTTGATTTATGGGTTGCCGATGATTTCCAGTAGACGTATAATCCACGAGCAGTGGGAGGTAACATAAAATGCTTGGAGCCGCAGGACTTGCAGGACTAGTCGGGGGCCAGATAATTGGCGGGGTACTCAATTACAACGCCAACAAGCAGCTTGCCGACGCGCAGGAAGACGCCGCCCGCGCTCAGATGGCGGAGGGGCGGCGGCAGTTCGACCTCACGCGCTCCGACCTCGCACCGCAGCGCCAGCTTGGAGGAGAGGCCATAAACCGGCTTCTTGCCATTCTCAACGGTGAAATTCCCGAGCTTACCGACATCCCCGGCTACGAGTTCCAGTTCGAGCAGGGCATGAATGCGCTGAACCGTTCCAACGCGGCCAAGGGCATGACCCGAAGCGGCGCGGCCATGAAGGGCGCGGAACGCTTCGGGCAGGGACTCGCCTCCGGCACCTACCAAAACTACATCAACCAGCTTCTTTCCGAGGCCGGGTTTGCTCCTACCGCCACTTCGCAGGGTATTCAGGCTGGCGGCCAGTACCTTGCCAACTACGGGAACGCGCAGCAGGGCATATTCGGCGCAGCCGGGGCGAGAGCTACCGGCCTTTCCGAAGTTGGGGCGGATATAGGCAGCATCACAAACACCCTCGGTCAGTACATCGACGACCGTTCAGGCGTTGCACCTCCTCCCACGAGGCCGAACTGGACACCGGCGTACATCGGCCAGAATGGATTGACGTAATGCCTATCAACGCGCTTGGAGGCATAGAACGCCCCGACAGAAGCGAGTTTAACTACACCAAGGCTACGCTTGACGCCGACTCGCGCAGAGCCATACAGCGCCGGGACGCCGCCCGCAACGCCCTTTCTCGCATTCTTTCCGGCTCAGGCGGTGACTTTCTCTCTGCCGATATGTCCGGCGTTACCGGCGTAGACCCCGAATACGGGATCGCTCTCATGCAGGCGCAGAACACGGCGCGTGAGAAGAGGGATTTGAATGACGCGGAGATAGGGCTGCGGGGGGCCAACTCGACGAAAGCCCTACAGGACGCCGCCGCTTCTGCCGACAAGTTGGGCAGGGCCGGGTTCCATGACAAGCTCGTCTCCATCGGGGATTTGCGTTCTGCCGCACTCATCGACCCTGAACGCCATAAACTCTATCAGGAGAACCAGAAGGCGCAGCGCGAATACACTTTGGCAGGGAGCAAAGCCCTTGTGAATATGTACGCAGGGGCGAAGACTCCCGAAGAGTGGGCGGTGGTAACGGAACTAGGGGTTAGCAAAGGGCTTCTTACCGAAGAGGACAGGGGGGTTTACAACTCGCTATACGGACACCCCGAGTTTCTTTCCTCCGAAATGGACAACCTGAAAGTTGAAGAAGAAAAGCTGAAAGCGGAGCGCGAAAGCGATCTCAAGATAAAGGAAGAGGCCGCGAAGCAGGATACCATGCCCGCGCAAGCGGCCAACGATTGGAACAACTCACCGACCTTGCAGCGCCTCTACCCCAAGGTGGAGGACTACATAAAGGCGGTATCCGAGTTCGAGTCGTCCAAGGCCCCCAAAAGTAGCACCAACGTCTACCTGCCCAAGCAGCAGGACGAATCGAACAAATACGACCTCGAAGTCCTGAAAAAAGGGCAGGAGGTCTACGGGAACGCGCAGGAGCAGCTACGCAACGACGAGGATATTATAAATCTCGTCCAGGCGGGAGCCACGACGGGCTTTGGGGCTGAATGGCGGCAGAGGGCCAACAAGGCTCTCAAATGGGCCGGGATAGAAGAAGCCGACGCGAGGGTAATGACAACCGATCAACTAATGTCGGTATTGAGCGATGGAGTTCTTGCGTCAGCGGAAAAGCTCACCGGCCCCAAGTCGGACGCCGACATAAAGTTCTTGAAAGAAGTGAGAGGTTCTATCGGCACCGACCCCCTCGCTCTTGTAAGGATGGCGGAACGCCACAAGCGGATGGTCACGGAAGGCGTAGAGCTTCACAACGCCAACGTGGACAGATACAACAAGTCTCTAAGCCCCGGCGAGCGCCCCTTGGTTCTTGGCCGCATAGACATCCCCGGCTCCTCCAAAAAGGTCTTTCAGGAGCGCCCCAAAGCCTCTGATTTCAAGCCGGGAACGGTTATCATGGACAAAGACAGCGGCATGAAACTTCGGTCAAACGGCACGAAGTGGGAGGTGGAAGACTAATGGCTTGGGAAGTAGTAGATGAGCCAGTTGAAACACCCGCTCGCCCTGCGCCTACGATGGTGTTCAAGTCCGGGGAGACTGCAACGTACCCCGTTCCCTACGAGGTCCCCTACCCTGACGCGCCGGATTTAAACACTCTGACGAAGCCGCCGACGTTCATGGAAAGCATGAAACACGGCTCTGCGAAGCTTGGAACCGGCATTACCCAAGGGCTTATGCGGGTGGGCGAAGCCGTCGGCATCCAGCCCGAAGGCGCGACGAAGGAATGGACTGAGGCGCAGAACAGGATAAACGCCGAGTACGAAGCGAGGCGCGGCCCTGATGCTGGCTTTGATTACGGCTCTCTTACGGGAGAGATACTGACCACGGCCCCCGCTGGTGCGCTCCTCGGCACGACCCCCCTCGGCCCTCTTTCTCAGGGGCTTGTCGGCGGCGCGGCTGTAGGCGCGACGGAGTTCAACCCGGATACGAAGGAACCCGTCAAATCCTTTCTCAAAAACACCGCCGTAGGCGCTGGCAGCGGCCTTGTCGGCACTGGCGTCGGGATAGGGTTGCTGAAAGCTGGCGGCGCAGGTTTTAAAGTCCTCGGCTGGGGCGCGAACAAGATGGCCCCTATCGCCCGCAAGGCTGCCGTCAAGCTCGGAATGACGCTCGACAAACTTCCCACCGACGAGGAGATGGCGCAGTATTTCAGCAAGGACTTGGTAGGTAAAGAACTTGGCACCTGGCGCAAGGGCGTAAAGTCCACGATGAAAACGCTCTCCGATGATGTTGCCCCGCTGGTAGAAGGCGCGGGGGTAAAAGAGTTCGACGCCCTTCCCGACTCGGTAAAGCTCAAGGTCTTTCAGGAGGCCAAGCGGCAGATCAAGGTTGGCGAGGTCAACCCTGCGCAGCTTGCCCGCGTAGCCATTTTCGAGTCTTACGGCATAAAGCCGACGCAGAGCGTTTTGAAGCAGAGCGCCACGTTGGCGGAGAACGAAGCAAATCTTGCGGCAATAAACAAGATAGGCGCACCTCTACGCGCTGCGGAAACGAAGGTGGCGGGAGGTCTTCATTCTCGCGCCTCGCGCCTTGCTGCCGACATGGGCGGCAAGATAGAGCCCGGCGAAGGGGTAGCGGTAGGCCAGAACGTAATGGACGCCGTGGAAGGCCGCTGGGCGGTAATGCAGACCGAAATAGGCAAGATTTACGATCAGGTGATGAAGAAGTATGCCGGGAAGCCCGTCCTTCTTGCCGAGTCTCAGGCGTTCAACGCGGGAATGGCTAAAAGCTCATTCAGCAAACGCTTTGCCCAAGTAGCGGAGTCCGGCGACCTGAATCTGGTCAAGCGCCTGCGTTCCGACATCCAGAAGGCGGCGAAAAGCGCGGGCGGCTCTGAGCGTTACGACCTGATGCAGCTTGTGGACAAAATCGACGAGGACGTATCTTACAGCCTCGGTGACGACGTTTTTTCCGTAGGCAAGGAGGCAGCGGCGGGGCGTTTTTTTGAGCAGCAAGGCGCTAAAATCGCCAAGAACATCGAAGCTGACTACGGCCCCGCCGCCATTATACGCAACATCCGTAACGCGAAGGAGCCGGGAGAAATTCGCCACTTGCGGGAAGTCCTCGTTTCCGACAGCACCCTCCTCAACACCCCCGAAGGCGTTGAAACGCTTCTCAAGGGCAAGCAGGCGTGGAAGGAAATCCAGACCGACGCGGTATCCGAATCCATCCTCGGCGCTTTTCAGGCGGGCGACGAGGGGATGTTTGTTGACCCGTCCAAGATAAAGCCCCTTCCCCGCGAGATAATCAGAGAGCTTTTCGCCGGAGAACCCGCGAAGCAGGCCCAGTATTACGACATAATCAACATGATTGAGGCCGTAGCTTCTCCGAAGAAGGGCGTGAAACTCACCGAGGATAGTTCCATTTGGACGAAGCTGCTGCAAAGCGTCCGGGGCTTTTTCTACCTCAGTTCCGACGTAGGCAGCGCCCGCGTGGCCTCGCCGAATCTCAGTTTCGACATAGGGAAGAAGGCTATGGTGCGCGGCGCTCTATCCGGCAGCACGGTATCGCCCACGGAGCTTACCCGCGCAGCCGAAAAGGGCGTACAGAACGCCATAATGCCGTACCTTGCTCCCGCAGCCGGGGCTACAGGAACATCCATCTTCCCGCAAGGAGGCCGTTAAAATGACGACTCGCTACATAGCCCCGATTACCCAGGCGTTTGACGACGCTGGCGTGTCCCTTGCCGGAGCGAAACTGTATTTTTACGCTACGGGCACAAGCACGCCGCTCGATACCTACTCGGACTCGGCGCTCTCGATACCCAATACCAACCCGGTAGTCGCCAACGCAGCGGGCCGATTCGGCCCCATTTTTTTACAGGCGGCAGTTTACAAGGTGGTTTTTACGGATTCCGCCGACGTGATAATCTGGACAGCCGACCCCCTGGACGGCACAGCCGACACGCTCCGCCTCGATCTCGCATCGACTCTGGCCGGGAAGGGTTCCGCTCTGGTGGGGCTGGAAGGGAAGACCGGCAAGACCGTCTCCGACTTTTTCAGCACCGATGCAGGAGAGGGCTCGGCGCTGATAGGGCTTGAAGGCAAAGCGGGCAAGACCGTTTCATCCTTCTTCCTTGACACTGCCGGAAACGGCGCTTCTCTTATCGGGCTGACGGGCAAAACCGGCAAGACCGTGGCATCTCTTGTCACTTTCGGCTCCGGCAACACCACAGACCTCATACCGATGGCTACGGGTGTAACCTCCAGCATCCTTTCAGCGTCTGCCTCCGTCACTACCGGGTTGAAAGCCCTCTCCGACGAGATAGAGAGCGACCAATCCTCCAACCCTTACCTGAGAAACCGGAGTTTCGAGGTATATTCGGGCGGGGTGCTGGCGTTCTGGACGGCCTCCGCACTATCGGGAGCCACCATTGCGGGCACCACCGTCCACACCACGAAGATACACGGGCACAATGCCGCTCAGTATGTAGGCTCAGGGGGCGTGAATGCTGGGCTCTTCACCTCCGACCCGGTTCTGGTGCGCCCCGGCGAGATATGGCTTGCTGGAGCGCACATCCAGCGTCGAACAGGGACTTGCGACACTTTCCGCATCAAAGTCCTTTTCACCTCGCAGACCGGTACGGACTTAACGCCCGTTGTGGTATGGGATAAGCTCGCGGGAAGCCCCACGCAGCCCGATTTCCCCACTGGCGGCACTTGGGGCAGCAGGTTCGGCGCGGTGACTATCCCCGCCACGGCTGAATACGCGAGGCTCCAGTTCGAGTTTAGCGACTCAGGCGGAACCCCGGACATTCTCATCGACAACTGCAAACTTGAGCCGTACCGCCCCGCTACCGGGATACCGGATGCGGTCAGTTATTCCACATCTACATCCTTGACCACGCGAACCATAACCCAGCCCACAGACCCCAATTCCCACCCGGTATTCGCGTCCGGGATGGAATGCCTTGACCCCGGAGGCGCGGCCACTCTGGTTGCCCTCTACGACTGGATGGACGGGGCTTGGCGTTCGCGTACAGTCGCTACAGTAAAATCGGGAGTGTTCCTCGACCCTGCTGGACGGTTCAGGACTGACCATTCCGCTGGCGGAGAAACCGTTGCCGACGCACCCTTGATATTCATGCCGTAAAGGAGACAACCTTGGAAAAGAGCGAGCTTTTTGAAACCAGCGGCCTCATCAACGCGGACGCTATCGTCACCAACAAACCCGCCATTCTCGGCAGCGTGATCTGCAAAACCCCTGGCGGCGTAACCGGAGAGGTAAACGTTTACCACGGCATCGACGCAACGGGGGCGCTTATCGCGGCTTTCGCATCGTCCGACGCGGCTCCCGTCAATTTCGGCTCCGCCGTGCCCCTCAAGGTCAACTGCCCCAACGGCATCTTCGTAGACCTCAGCGGCGCGGGCGTGACCTGCACGGTCATTTACAAGCCCTCTTCCTTCGGCAGCTAAGATGGGAGAGACAGTCGAAATACCCAAATACGTATTGGCCGGGTTCATGCTCCTTCTCGGGTGGGCGCTCAATGAGGCGTGGACAGGGCTGAAAGAGCGCCTCAAGGAGGCTAAGGCGGACAAAATATCCAAAGGAGAACTTCCCGACCGAAGGCATGATACTTGCGTCCTGCATACTTACTTTGAAGACGGGCTTCGAGACCTCAAAGCCGAAGTAAAGAGCGGATTTGACAAGCTCTTTGACCTTCACCGTATCCACGCAGAGGCGCATTTAAAGGAATTGCAGGACAACGGAAGACGGGAGGGCTAAATGAAACCCGACCCTGTAGCGGTTCTGGCGGACATGATAAACGGGATTGACGACGAGTGCCGCCGCGCTGCTGACGGGCTTGACCCTGAGAACCTTCCGGCGATGGAGTCGTTCGAGCGCATCAAGGCTCGGTTCTGCATCGGCGTGAAGTGCCTGGAGGAACACCGGAATGGCTGAGATAAGCGGGCTTGTGCAGAGCGGCAACTACTCGGGGCAGACGGTTTCGCTTACGGGTGATACCACTGTGACGGGCGGCAACTTTGTCGAGGCGCGCATTACCTCCAATGGGTTTGCCCTCGACCGGCAGGGCGGCAACTGGCGTGGCTGGTGGTTGGACGGGGTGAAGCAGGACTCATGGACTCGTCCCGCCAATTATATCGCGGACGCCTTGGTTGTCGAACTCCATGCCAAGTTCATGGATACGGCGCAGAAGGACATTATGGCCGCGCTGGAGTGGCTTGTCACCTACGTCAAGGTGACGAATCCCGGCGCAACTCAAACAACCGCCCGTACCGCGTGGAACACTTACGCCGCCTCCACCAACCCCAAGAACATCATAGCTTTCGACTACTGCGTTGAGTGGTTCGTCAAGAACTACCTCCCGGCAGGGCAACAGACATGGGCGGGGCTCAAGACTCTTATCAACTCCAAGAGCATAGAGGCATGGCGCGGGGAAGAGGTGCTGCTTGGCTAACCGCTATCACGCCGCAGGTGCGACCGATAGGGTGGCGCTGACCGCTTGGGCGGCGAATACCGCCTATACCGTCGGCAACAAGCGCAAGCCTACCAACGCTGCCAACCGTTTCTGGCTGGAATGCACCACAGCGGGGACAAGCCACGCGACGACTGAGCCGACTTGGGCGTATGTCTACGGCAACACGATTACCGACGGGACGGCAGTGTGGACGTATCGGGGCGGGGGCGACGGGTTCACTTTCGGCGCTGCGGCTCCCGCCGCTGACCGGGCCTATTCCATCCTCAACACCTACGCCGCTGGCAATCCCAACGCCATAGCCGCCGGGGATGTTTGCTGCATAGCCAACGAGACTTACAGCCCTACCGTGGCGCTTGTCTCGCCCATTGCCGGGACTGCCGGAAAGCACGTTGTCCATGTGGCGGTGTCTACCACTACCGGACTTCCATTGCCCACTCCCGGCTCGGCATTCTGGGACTTCGCGGGACTTGGGGCTGGAGTCGCCTACACGCACAACGTCGGCATGAACTGGTTCATCGGCCTTGAGATGGCGAACGGGCCGTCTACCGGCTGGCAGTTTGGCAACAATTCCGACCATAGCCTAGCCATCGGATGCGCCAGTACGGGCCACGCAGGGGCAGGATTCCAGACTACTTCATCCGCAGGCGGCAGCCTGATAGCCTACTGCAAGTTTACGGATAACGGCGGATTAGGGATTAGTTCGCAGCTTTCCAATACTGCCTTCCCCGTTTTCTACCGCTGCACGGCGCACGACAACAACGCAGCAGTGGCAATCGGGCAGGTATCCTTGGGAGTTCACCTCGGCGGGCTTTACTACAAGACAAATGCGGGTTCAGCGATGGGCGTCATGGCCGAAGGTGGCTCCGGGTCTGACGCATACCTCCTAGACTGCGTACTCGCCTGTCTTGGGGATACGGCAGACGTAAATGCACTCCAAGGAACGCGAGCCAACTTCGTGCTGAACACCATCATCACGGGGTTTGTAAACTCCATCGGGAGCGGTATTGGCGCTCTTTCTGTCGCTGCGAATACCGAAATAATCGGCGGGAACGTCTTCTACGACAACACCACCAACATCAGCGGCACTCACGATGTTGACTTCGATGGGGGCGCTCCCGACACCACGAACCCGGCGTTCACCTCCTCAACCGACTTTACCCCCACCGCCGACCTTTCGGGTATCGCGCTTTGGGAGAAGATAGAGGCGGAAGCCAACTGGATTGTGCCGGGGGCGATAACGCCAAGTGGAGGCGGAGGCGGAACGACTGTAATCAAAAGGGGGCCGAGATACCACAATGTATAAAAACGTAACGGGCCAGAAGATTGCAGTTTACGCCGTGGATTCAACAGGAGCGGCGAAAACGGGTGACGCGGCGAACATAACGGCTTACGTCAACAAGGACGGCGGCGGGGCGGTACAGTCCAATGACGTGAACCCCACCGAAACCAGCGCGACGAATATGCCGGGTGAATACCTCTTCGACATGACCCAAGCCGAAACCAACGCCGATTTAGTCACGCTGGTGGCGAAGTCTTCGACTTCCGGGGTGACGCTCACTCCGGTATCTATTTACACAAGGCCGCAACTGGCGCTGACTTCTGGACTTCCTACCGGCATGGCACTTGAAGCCACTCTTGCCGACATGAAGGGCGCGGGCTACAGCAACACCACAGACACGCTGGAAAAGATTCGAGACGCGATTGACGCGGTTCCCTCGTCTACTGGCGTCCCCACCTGCTACGAGCCCACGTCTGCAACGCGAGTCACCGGCACTGACGAAGGCGGCACGGTTGCGGATATTCTTTCGCGGGACGGCGTGTACTTCTCCACGGGCGAGGTCAATTCCGGTACACTCCTAGAAGTGACTGTTACCCGCTCAACCAGCGACATTACCGAGATACCCAGCCTTGTCGAATTGCACGGCAGGTATGAGGGCGGGGCGGGGCACCTGATAACAGCCAGAGCGTGGAACTTCGTGTCTTCGGCATGGGACGCGAAAGGTTCGTTGCTCTCGCGCACCACTGATTTTGAATACACCTTCACCCTCAACGGCAGCGTGGAATACCACGACGCGGCTACCGGAGAGATGCGGTTTAACTTCCTGCATTCTGCCGGGACGGGTATCCCCACTCACCGCCTGCACATCGACTATATGTGCTTCCAGAAGGTAGGCACAACGTCAGTGCTGGAATCCAGCGTTGCAGCGATTAAGTCAGTCACCGACAATATAGCTTTCACCTTCTCCTCCGGCACGTACTACGTCAAGGGCGACACACAGCTTTGGGGCGGGGCTTCCACTGCGATACCCTACCTCAACGCAGCGATAGATTCCCGCGCTCCTGCTGGAACGGCACTCTCCACGGCACAATGGACAAACACGAAGGCCGGGTATTTGGATGCAGCGATCTCAAGTAGGTCAACCTTCAACCCCGCGACCACAGAGATGAGCGCAGGGGTTTCTTACAACGCGGCGCTGCTCGAAATGGCGATGCACATCCTCGAAACGCAGAAGGGCTCTCCGCTTATCCCGGCTTTCGTGGAATGGACAAGCGTTGTCGGCTCGTACTCCACTGCGTTGTCCGTAGGCGCGAGCATAGAGGTTTGGGCAGCCGACCCGACTGCTTTCTACCCTGGATTCTCTGGAGACACCCTTGTCGGCACCCTCACAAGCTCTGGATGGGTAACAGACGCCGCTTGGCCGGTAGGCGGCAAAGACATGAATCTTTACCTCACGCAGACGGGCCAGATGCCAGCCGGGGTGTTCACTCTGACCTCTACAGCCCCTTCGCTCGGGCAGACAATGACTCATGCCGTAAAACTGCCGTCTAGGGGCGCAGGGCAGGGGTCAACCTACATGAGTTGGGACGCATGGGGCCGGGTGATAGAGAACTTCGGCCTTGGCACCTCTAAGTCGTATGGGTTCCTCAGCACAGACCCGGGCGCAAGGGTAGACGGCTACGCCGATGGCATGGCACCTCCCACGGCCATAGAAAATGCCGATGCGAACTGGACGCGGACACCCCGCTCTCTTACCGACAAAACGGGGTATTATCTGGCGGACGATCAGACCAACGTGACCATCGGCTCGGTAGAGGACGGCTCAGGCGGCGGTGGGACGGTCACTGCCGATGTGGATAACTCCCCAACGCTGCAACTGATAAAAAACACCGTCATAGCGATTAAGCGCAAACTGGAAGGGAGATAGTTTATGGGCTGGACGCGGGTAATATACGACGATTTCAACCGGGCGGACGAGGGGCCGATTGCCTCTCCGTGGACACCCGAAGACGCTTTCATGCAACTGAAAGACACCAAACTCTACAGGTCTTTGGCGGGGAGCGGGGGCGTTATCCACAATTATGCTGGACTTTTGCCGGGGAAACAGGCCGCAGCCATAAAATGCAGCGAAGTCGGAACGGCCAACTACGTGATAGTGAGGAATGGCGCATCTTTCGCTGCGTTACAGGGGTACAAGTTCGTGCGTATCGGCACGACAGTTTCTCTTTATGCCGTAACAGGCGGTTCTCAGGCGGAAATCGCCTTCGGCGCTGGCAATCCGACCGGCACAATGGGCATAATCGTGGACGGCACCAACATAAAGTGCTACGGCGCGGAGATGGGAGGGCCGGAAGACCTCACCGCGATCCCCCCCGACCAGTGGGCAACAGCCCCGAATATCAGCCTGCTGCTTGAAGCCACAGATGCCACGTATTCAGACGGCAGCCCGAACTGCACAGGCGTAACGGCTATGGGCTATGGGGCAACCACTTTCGCGGGATGGGCGTTTACATCTGGCACCCCTGACGGCTTAATGAGCAATTTCGGGTTTTTCTAAAACGGAAAGGTAGGGATGAGAAATGGGCAAGTTTGGAACGAAAAGCGAATCTTTTTTAGTCGGAGTACACCCCCGTCTTGCGGCGACGGCCCGCGAGGTGGTGGGGTGGTTCGACCATTCCATTACAGACGGGCTCCGTTCGAACGAATTGCAGGAGCAGTATTTCCGCGAGGGGAAAAGCAAGGCAAGGGCGGGAGAATCGAAGCACAACCCCCAGCCTGACGGCTACAGCCATGCGCTCGACCGCCTGCCGTACCCCATCTCCCCCGAAGAGTGGAAGGAATTTCAGGAGAAAGGCGTCCTCTCAAAGCTCGGCCTTCGGTGCGCCATGCTCGCCGGGGCCTACATCGAAGCCGGGAGGCGTAACGGCCTCGAACTTCGGTGGGGATGCGATTGGGATCAGGACGAAAACTTGCTGGGCAAAGGATTTAGCGATGCCCCGCACATAGAGATAGTGAGGTTTATCTAATGGCTACCAAAGGAGCAATCGGAAGCAAAACGAATCAGGGAATTACCTTCATCGTCGCCGTCGTCACCACCTTCCTCGCTTACGGCCCGGAGATTCAGGCGCTCTTCCCGCCTGACACCTTCTGGTTCAAGCTCGTCCAGGGGCTACTTGTCGCGGCTGGCGCAGGATGGGCGTTTTACGGCAGGTACACCGCCTCCATGCCGATAAAAGGGCTGACCACGGAGAAGAATCAGGGGGGCAAGGCAAATCCGGCGCTTCTGGCCGTCTGTGCGGTCATTCTAGCCACGCTGCTTCTTTCCGGCTGTGCCACGGTCTGCAACGAGAAGAACGTCAAGGACGGGCTCACAGCGGCCAATCAGACCTTTGCGGTTGTCTCCAACGCCACGGCTGACGCAATCGAAACCGGCGCTCTCGACGGAGCCGCCGAAGAGAAGGTCTTGAAAGTGCTGGCAATCGCCCATGACGCCCTCACTTCCGCCGAAAGGTTTGAAGCCCTCGGCATGGTGGAGGAGGCGTGCTCGAGTATCGGCGCTGCAACCGGAGCGATCCAGAAGGCGGTGAAGTGATGCCCTACGCAATCAAGGCTCTACTGGCGATTGTCCAGATTGCCTCCGACCCCAAGGTAATAGACCTCGCCCATACTGCGATAAAGACGGCCTTCGATGAAGGGCACGTAACCGAGGCGGAGTATCAGGCTTCAATCAAGGCGCGGGATGATGCTTGGGAGCGGTTAAATAAAACTAAATAACTCCCCTGCCATGTGTAGGGCGAGCAACAGAGCCGTCTACTGGGCGGCTCCAGCCTATAAAAAAGCCCCCTCCGTATGGAAGGGGCTTTTGCTTTAGCATCTAGTTACTCAGCCGGTTCGTAAGTCGCCTTGAAAATGTCGGGTTTGCAGGGGTAGTATTCGCCCTTGACGCCCCGGATGATGAAATCGCCGGTTATGGCGTAATGGTTGCCTTCCAGAGTAGGGATAACCAGCCCCGTTAACCGCCCGTCGCTGCCGACTGAGAACTCGGGCAGTCCGTTTTCCTCGCAGAACTTATGTGCATCGGCAAGAGTCGCGCCCTTCCATTGCCATGCGTCAACTATCACCGGTTTCTTTCTCCACTTCGCCATCTTTCCTTCTTTCTCTCACTTAGGCAGTGAGCGCCGGTTAAGTTATCTCAGCCACCACGGCTTGAGTCTCATGGATACCTTTCCTTCTTCTCTGAACGCCTGCCGGAATCGTCATAAGGGTTCGGCACCTCTTTCAGCACTATCTTGTAAAACTTGGGCGGGCTCACGTTGCGGTCTACCACCTCGTAGCAGTAGCGGGTGGATTCGGCTTGGATAGCGGCGCGTTCGAGTGCGCGGCCCTTGTCGATGCCGGAGTTACGCCCTGTTAGGTATGAGACAAAGGACAGCATCAGGGATGCCGCCAGAATTAAGGCGTACCACAGTTTCATCACTCCTCCTTTGCGCTCTTAACGGCGCGGGCTACTCTGAACCAAGGGGCTGTTGCCCCTCTCATTTTCGGCCATATATGGGCGTTAAACTCCTCTTCGCTAACTGTCTTATCGTCGTTCAGGAAGGCGTAGCACGCCGCTCTCGCCTCGGCCTCGGTGGGTTCCGCGCTGACCACCCTCAATCTGGGGATTTCCCCGTCGTTCCCTGCCTCCACCCCCTCGTTGTAGGCGACGTCACGCTTGCGGTAAGACTCTTGAAGTGCCTCCTCACAAGACTCCAGCAGTTTCTTTTTCTCGTCGTAGGCCGTCTGGAGTAGCCCGAAGGATATTTGGGAGTCTTTAAGTTCTCCTTTCAGCCTCTCCACCTCGCACTCAGGGCACACAGGCCGGGAGGTGAAATGCACCTCGCAGTATTTGCCGGTGGGCTGGGCAAGGGCTTCTTCGCATTCGCGGCGTTTCTGTTCGCGCTCTTCCTCATGCCCATCACTACAGCCGACAAACCGCACCCTGCCTTCGCGGATATCGCGCAACAGTTCGGGGTCTGTTATCTCGTACCCATCGCGGCACTTCTTGAAGTCGCTCATTTTGCCTCCCTTCTGGCTTCCCATAGAAGCCCGCACAGGCTCGGCCCTTCTTTGTAGTCGGCTGACCACGGGGAAAGGGGGAGCATCAGCGCCCCGAGTTAGTTATGGGGTAAGTCATTTCACCACCTTCACCTTGTAGACTCTGTCGCCGCAGTCGGGAAGACCGAGGTAGCGTAGACAAACGCTGCCCTTGCCATTGAGGTCGCAATCGCCGCACTGCGCCCCCTCCACCAGAGTGAACCTGAGAGTGGTGGAGTTCGGAGGCGGGACGCGGACGAAGATAACTTCTTCCAGATTGCAGAGATTTTCGCACCGGAGAAACATACCCTTGAAGGCGCACCCAGAACATGAATCCGTTTCTTTCTCCGCCCTGTACCACTCCCCCTCGTACTCGAAAACCTCACCTATTGCGCGGTCCATGCTACCCCTTCCTTTCTGTCATGTAGTCTTCGATAACGGCGGTCGCTTCTCTTGCTGAATAGCATACCTCAACCCTGTGCCCTTCGGCGCGAAGGTCGTTAATCTCTTGCTGCTGTTCAGGCGTCACCCTCCCCGTGGCGCTTTTCATCTCGATCCAGAGGCCGATGTATCCCCCCCTGGCAACGGGCAGATTCAAATCCAGCACTGCGGGCCTAACCCCGGAGGCTTTAAGCCGCATGAACCTCTTGGCGCGATCCAGTTTATCCTCTCCTGCCAAGAACGCTCCGTTTGGGATAGCGTAAATTAACCTCAGTTGCGGCCACCTTCCCCGGTTCGCTCGACACCACTGAATTACCGCCTTCTGCTCGTCGTCCTCGGCATGGGCGTTCCTCTTGCGGTCAGGATTCGGCTCCGCCTTCACCTTCGGAGTGCAAGCGTGTTCGGTAGCCGCCTGAATGCGCTGCTTAAACTCTTCGATGCTAAAACGCTTCTGCGGCTCCTGCGGCTTGTCAGGGCCGAATAACGGGCGGTCTTTCACTTAAAATCTCCTATCTTCAAGATTAGCCACCCGGCAGTATTTACCTTGGAAAGAAACGCTCACGTCGCCGGTTCGCCCGTTACGCTGCTTTGCAACCATTATGTCCAAAACCCCCTGTTTCTCCGGGGAAGTGTCCTTTTTCTTGTAATGCTCCTCCCGGTACAAGAGCCAAATCATGTCGGCGTCCTGCTCTATTTCGCCCGAATCCCGAAGATCGGAGACTATCGGGATAGGAGGCTTTCTCTCCTCGCACTTGCGGTTAAATTGCGACAGGACGATTACCGGAACATCCAGTTCTTTTGCCAGACTTTTAAGCCCTCGCGTAGTTGCGCCAACATCTTCCGTTCGAGTTGAGTTTTTATGACCTGCAACATGGTTCATCAACTGTAAATGGTCAATCCCGAGGTAAGATAACGATTTAGGGCCGTGGGACAGAACGTATTTCTGAGCCTGTAATTTTATATATTCCAGTGAGACGCCGGGGGTGTCGTCTATAACAAAAGGCGCGTCCGATATTCTGGTAGCTGCTTGGCTTAACGGCCCCCAATCGCTCTCCTGCATCCTGCCGGTATGAATCTTGGTAAAATCAATGGACGACAACGAGGACGCCATTCTGGCGACGTACTGCGAACGCGTCATCTCGAGCGAGAACAACATCCCCGGCTTCCCGCAAACGATTGAAATATGCTGCATGAGCGCCTGCAAAACTGTTGATTTCCCCATTCCTGGACGGCCCGCAATGATTACCAAGTCGCTAGCCATCGGCCTTGCAAATTCGTCTATTTCGTAGAGCCCGGTCTCAAGGCCGAAAACGCCGCCATCCCTATGCTTCTTTTCCAGTTCCTTAATAAACTCCAAGCATATCTGCTTCGAGGTGTAAAGGCCCCCAGTCGAGTTCACATGAAGCAGCCCTTGGTTAAACTTCCCCAAGAGGTCGGAAACGTCGCCTTCGGTATGGTAGGCCGACTGCTCGAGCTGCCGCGCCGAGTTTATCAGCCGCCTTCGCCCTGCCAGCTTCTTCACCTGATCGGCGTAATGGTTGACGTGGGCCAGCGAGGGGACTTGGGTCGTCAACTCAACCAGATAGGATGTTCCTCCTATCTTCTCAAGCCCGCCTGTTTCCCGCAGGTAATCAACAACCGTTACGAGGTCGAGCGGGGTATTCTTGGCAAGCATCTTCCTAAAGGCATCGAACAAGAGGCCGTGGGCGGTACGGTAAAAGTCCGTCGCCTTCAAATCCCACGGCATCGTCTCGTTCTTTAGAAGCACCCCGCCAAGGACTGCTTGCTCCGCTTCGATAGAATGCGGGGGAACCTGAGAAGAAACGGATCCACCGCTATTCATAGTCCTGCCTGTCCATTTTCAAGACTATCGGGCCGTTTTATCTTACGATGTCGCGTACCGAGAGGTCGAGGAGGTCGGCAACGGCAGTCGGCACTTTCGGCAGTTGCGCCCCCTTCTCCCATAGGGCAATCGCGGCAGCCGTCACCTTGTAGCCTCTGCCCGTAAGTTTCTTGGACAAATCTTCGAGCGACAAACCCTTGGCGGTTCTCGCTGTCCTGATTTTTTCTCCCTGTACCGTAAAGGGGCAATTCATTCTGGTCTTCCTCCGAATGGTGGTTTGCGATATTCGACACAATAAATAGTTGGCTGGCGAAGGTCAATAATAATTTTGCATTCGGCGGGGCGTTTTGGCTGATAATGGCGGAATACCAGCGTGGTTACTACGGAATAAATTTTATCGCCGCCCTTTTAATTCCCCTTGACTCTAAGCCTACGGGCTGATAATTTATTGACAGGCTGAAACGGATATATAAGGAGGAAGGGAACGTGAAGACAAAAGAGAAACCGATAACAGGATTTAAAGCATTCAACTCCGACATGACTTGCCAAGGCTTCCAGTACGAAGTCGGCAAAACCTACAAACATGACGGCCCCGTCGAATTGTGCCGCTCGGGTTTCCATTTTTGCGAAAACCCGCTCGACGTACTGAACTACTACGATCTCACCACGAGCAAGTTTGCCACAGTGACAGCGCGAGGCTTAATATCAAGGGCCTCTGACGGCGACTCAAAGGTTTGCGCCGCCGAGTTGAGCGTTGACGCCTGCCTTACCTTGCCGGAGTTTGTCGCGTCCTCCGTCCAGTGGATGCTCGACTTCTGCAAATCAAAAAAGCCCGCCTCCGGGCACTACAGCAATCTCGCCGCCTCCGGGTACTCCAGCAATCTCGCCGCCTCCGGGTACTCCAGCAATCTCGCCGCCTCCGGGGGCTCCAGCAAACTCGCCGCCTCCGGGGACTCCAGCAATCTCGCCGCCTCCGGGGACTCCAGCAATCTCGCCGCCTCCGGGGGCTCCAGCAATCTCGCCGCCTCCGGGCACTACAGCAAGCTCGCCGCCTCCGGGGGCTCCAGCATCGCGGGAGGGGTAGCTCACGGGTGCAGGGCGATGGTGGGAGAAAACGGCACAATCGTATTGTCTCGCTGGGTGGAGAGCGAAAAGAGATGGCGCGTTTCAGTCGGCTACACAGGAGAGAACATTAAACCGAACATCTGGTATAAACTGGACGACGAGGGGAATTTTGTGGAGGTCGAGGGATGAAACCCAACATCATTATCTGCGAGGACGAAGCCGCTTGGCTGGAAGCTCGCAAACTCGGCATCGGCGGCTCCGATGCTGGAGCTATCGCCGGAGTCAATCCGTGGAAAGGCCCTGTGCAGGTTTACATGGAGAAGGTCGGGCTTGCCATGCCTACCATCGAGAACGAGAAGATGTATTGGGGCAAGAAACTGGAAGCGATTGTCGCTGACGAATTTGCGCTTAAAAACGGCGTGGAACTTATTCACCGACCGAACGAAATACTCCAGCACCCTCAATACCTCTTCATGCTCGGAAGCGTTGATCGTTGGATTGCCAATTCCAACGCGATTCTCGAAATAAAAAACAGAAGCGTTTCTTATGCTGCGATGGTAGGAGACGACATCATTACCGAATATGAACAATGCCAAGTACAGCAGTATCTAGGGGCTTCGGGAGCGGAGATCGCCTTCCTCGCCGTATTGGTTGGGGGGCAAAAATATATTCAGATTGAAGTTCGCCGCGATGAGGATGTTTTTTATTACCTCGCAAAGATAGAGGAAGAGTTTTGGCGTTGCGTCCAGGAGCGCCGCCCCCCCATCCACATGGAGAATCGCCTGACCACCGATACCATGAAGTTGCTGTACCCGAAGAGCAGCGGCCTCACCGTTGACCTTTCCGACGAGGTAGAGGCCGACGACCTGATAGCGCAGTACAAAGCCGCTGACGAGGCGGTAAAGCAGGCCGAAGAGGATAAGGACCGCATCAAGGCGAACCTCCAAAGGATGCTCGGGGAGGCGGAAATCGGGCTCACGGCGGCGAAACGCCAAATCAGGTGGTCGAATGTTCCCGCCAAGAAACTCGACACTGAGAGGCTAAAGAAAGAACTTCCCAAGATTTATGACAGGTTTTGCAAAGAAACCAACTCACGCCGTTTCAGCGTGAAGTAGAAGAGGAGAAAAAGGTTATGGGTGACAACGAAGTAGCATTGAAGAAGGAAAACAGCGTCCCCGCCGTCGCTTTCGGCATGGGAACAGGGCTTGCGCCGTCCGACCTCGCCGGGGCGTGGAGGTGCGCCCAACTCGTAGCAAATTCCGGCATGGCCCCCAAGGATATGCAGGGGAAGCCCGAGGCCGTTCTGGTAGCCGCCACGATGGGCGCTGAAATCGGTCTCAGCTTCATGCAGAGCCTCCAGAACATCGCGGTAATCAACGGGCGTCCTTCGGTATGGGGCGACGCTCTCATGGCTCTGGTAGAGCGCACGGGCGAACTGGTGGAGTACGAGGAAACCTACGAAGGCGACCTCGACAAACTCACCCTCGCCTGCACCATCAAGGCGACGAGGAAAAACAAGACGGGGAATCTTCGCTCCACGATGGAAACCTTCTCCGTCGCCGACGCCAGAAGGGCCGGTCTGTGGGGCAAGGGCGGGCCGTGGACGCAGTACCCCAAGAGGATGCTCAAGAACCGCGCTCGCGCCTTCGTCCTCCGTGACCTTTTCGCCGACGTTCTCAAGGGCGTATGGGCGCGTGAAGAAGCCGAAGACCTTCCCATCGTCAACGGACAGGGCGGCTACGAGATTACGGTCGAAGAAGTAGCGCCCGATCTGCCGCTGGTCGAAAAGCTGAAGGCGCAGGCGGGCAAGACAGCCGAACCGGCTACCCCCGTAGCCGCGCCCGCGCCGAAGAAGGAAGAGCCCCCAGCGCCGGTAGTCGAAGAACCCCCGGCCCCCAAAGCCACCGCAGAACCCGAACAGCGCCGCCGCCGCACCACCGTCGAACTTGCGGATGGCTCGAAACACGCCACGGCAGGGATAACCGGCCCCGTACTGGAAGACATTCAGAACCTTGCCAACGAGTACCCCAACATCAAGGAGGCGGTGAAAGACGCCATAGCGGGCCTGCCGACGAAAGAAAAGGGGCTGACGTGGTTCCGCGAGGATGAAGGCACGGCGCTCCTCAACCTCATCAAGACGATGGTTCCGGCTCCGTGGGGCGATCCCGCCGAAGAAGAAGAGCCGCCGCCCGCTGACCCGACCGGCGAAGGCTTCGCGCTTTCCTCCCCCGGCGATGCCCCCAAACCCTTCCCTTTCGAGAGCGGCGAGCAGGTAATCACCCCTGATGGACAGGGCGAAGTCTACGAGATAACGCTGAGGGGTGACGGCTTTCTCGTAAAGGTCGAACTTCCCTCCGGCCTCGAAGATTACGACGCCAGCCAGTTGAGCAAGGCGTAAGACGATGAAGCACACCACCCCTGTTAAGCCGCTCCGGCACCGCTGCGGCACCGTGATGAAGAGGGAGCGCGGGATATACTTCTGCGCTCCCTGCAAACTCAACGTCGGCAATTTAAACGAGGCGATGGTGGAAGACGCCATTGCCCAAAGGATGATGGACGCTAAGAAGGAAAAGGAGAGATAGGAATGTACGAATTTATCATGGAAAAGCTCCCCGTCAAACAGGCTTGCGGGTATTGCTCTAAGGACGAATCCCGCGCCTACCTCACCGGCATCAAAATTGAGCCGGGGAATACCGGTAAAATAATCGCCACAGACGGGCATCGGCTGTTCATGTGCCCGAGCCCGGTCGTTCAGGCGGAAGGGGATTCCCGCCCCGACAAGGACATCATCCTGCGGATTTACGGCCCCGTCGGTACGTCAAAGAAAACCCCCTACCTGCATATCTCCATCGGCGAGGATGGACGCGGGCTGGCGCGGGAGGTCGCAAGCGCGCTGATAGATATTCCCCGGCATGACGGCAAAAAGGTCTACTCCTGCGAAGTGGTAGACGCCGTTTTCCCCGCTTACGAGCAGGTGCTTCCCTCTTGCGAGCCCGTCGCAACCAACCGGCTCCCCCTCATAAACGCCGACTACCTGAAACAGGCGCTTACCGACCTCCAGAAGTGGGGCGGCGTGGATATGCGCTGGGAGAGCGAGAACGCGCCGGTAGAACTTAAAAGCGATCACCCCGAAGGCCCGACGGTAGTCATCATGCCGAAGCGCCGTCGAGATTAACCCCCGTTTCAAGGCTTCTGAGGCGTTGAGTCCGTCAGCGCCATCCCATAATCACCACGAAGGAGGAAGGGCAATGGAAGCAACGCTGCGAGAGCAACTGAAAGAGGCTACGGAGCAGATATGCACCGGGTGTCTTGCCGACGATTGCGAAAACTGCGAATTTAGGGAGGAAGAGAATAAAAATGACTGAGCAAGGCACATACGAAACCTACTCCCTCCGGCACACTCGCGGCTTTCCTATTCACGAGGAGGTTATCGGCGGGATGCGTATCAGCCTGGGAATGTACGTGGGCGAGCCGGTAGCACCTCCTCCCCGCTATGAAAAGCGCGGCGCGAATTGCCTCGCCAGTAAAATCCGGTTCAAGATGAGCAAGCAGGGGTTGACCTACGAGGGCTTGGCCGAGCGCCTTGCCCTACCCCTCCCCGAGTTCCTTGCTCTTATCTACGCCCCGTTTGAAGCCCTCACGCCGGAGTTTAAGAAGGCGCTTCGGGAGGCAGCCCCTACTCACTGGGTAACGAAGGACGAACTGGGGCGGATTAAAGACCATATGGCAAAGACCGGGTTGATGTTCAAGGACTGCGCCGCCAAGACCGGATATCACCTCGGGACTATCTCGGCCAGGCTTAACGGGCGGAACTGGATCACCGCAGAGCAGTACGCCAACATCTGTGCAGGGCTGGGTATAGCGCCTAAGCCGTTTGAGGAAGTGACCGTGGCGAAGTTTCTTTTCGATGAAAATCAATCGGCCTGATAATTCAGGCAATGAAGGAGGAGTGATGAGTATGTATGGGTCAATAAAACAACGACTCGACAAATACGGAATATCTTTACCCGCCGAATGTGAGGCCGAAATAATAGGGGTTATTCATGGCTATTTAGGGGTCAAGTGTTCGTTGAGACGGGATTGTGCCGAACTAAAACAAGAGGCAGCGACTAACGCCGCCCTGCGTGAAGAGGTGGAAGGTCTAAAGGCCCGCCTTGCCGCCTTCGGCAACGGGCCGAGCGAGGAACACCTTAAAGCTGCCTGTGATGAATATATGCCCTACTGCGGGGAGCGTCGCTCTGTGGCTAGTGCCGTCCTTGGCGCTCCTGTAGAGGGCTACGTGGCGGTGAAGAGGGAGGACTTAAAGAAAGAAATCATTCATTACACGCGGGGGAGGGAACATTGGTCATGCCGCATTTGCGAAAATGAAGACTCCCACGCTCTTGACTGTTGGATCGGCAACGCGCTAAAGGCAGAAGCATGAAACCCCTGATGTTTGAGCTTATAGGCTGGGTCGCACTTCTCTTAAACGTATGGGGGAACCTAGCACTTGTGAAAAAGAGCAACTCAGGCTGGATAATCCGGCTCGTATGCAACGTGGCATGGGTGGCGTACTCCATATTTTTCGCAGCGTGGCCTTTGTTGGCGAATCATCTTATTTTCGCAGGGATAAACTATCACGGCTGGTGGAAGTGGAAAGCAGCGCAATACATCTGCCCCGGATGTGGTAGGGAGTACGACCTAGACAAAAACCAGCACGCCAACTGCGTGTGTGAAAAGCCGCTCCCGGGCAACGCGCTAAAGGAGGGGTAAATGAGCACCGAGGGCGAGTTTTGGCGAGACGTTAAGGCACACCGGCAAGAAGAAAGGGAGCGGCTTGGGGTGCCCTGCGAGGGCTGCAAAGCGAAGTTCCCGAAGGCGAACCCGAAGATACTCTTCCCCGGCCAGAAGTGCTTCTGTGGGCACACAGACCCGCGCAAGAGAGAAAGGAAGGGGGAATAGCCATGCGCGTAACCATATCCGCCGAGCGCCTTTACAAACTTATAGAGCCCATCATGGAGGATGGATTCACCTTCGAGGTGACGCTTGTGGAAAACGAAGACCCGGTAGGCGTCGGAGCCCACGACCGAATCAAGTACAAAACCTCTTACGAAGTGGAAACTACCACGGCCCAGGACGAGGAGGCGCTAAACGATTCTCGGCTAATCGCCGCCGCCGTCCACAGCGCCATCCAGAAGGAGCGCAGCCGGATCGTCAAGGAAGAGGCGGACAAGATTATTAAACAGGCTGAAAAGGAAGGAGCGCCTGTTTAACGCTGGAAAGTTGAAAAAGCAAAGCCCCTGCCGAAAGGTAGGGGCTTTTTTCTTTCTCCTGTCGTTTAGGTTATTCTGATTTCAGCCGGTCGATTTCCTTAAGCAGCTCGAAGACGATGCCCACGTATGGCGGAATGGCTCTCTCTCCCAGCCGCCAGCGCCGGATATTCTGCGGAGTCACGCCTAAAGCGGCTGCGGCGTCCTTGGCAAAACGCCAGCGTTTGATTTCCTCGGTGAACTGTTCGGCGGTCATGGCAGAGCTTTTATGTGCTACTTCGCCGGGATACATTTTCTCCTTAACCGTTATTTTCACTTGTTTAGTCTTTGTAAAAAGCATCTTAAAGCCTCCTTTTTCCTTAAAGCGGCTTAGAACCTTTCTCCGGTGAAGTCGTGAATGTCGATCTTGGTTTCGCCGTGAAACTGTATCCGGTAGGCCGTAAGCCTCGCCAGTTCCACGTCCAGTTTAAAATCGCCGGTATAGAAGTCGGCAAGGGCTTCTACGCCGCCGTCCGGCAAGTGGCCGTACACGATGGTTATGGCGTAGTCGGGGCTGTCTGCCGGGGCGTCCATGCGCTCCACCTCGCCGGGGGTTGCGCCTTTAGAGCAACAGGCTATTTCGAGAGCGTCAAATTTCATGGGGGTCATCACAGCACCTCCGTCAGTACGCGGAAGGATTTAAAGGTGTTGTTCTCTATCGTCACCTCTACGGGGATGCCTACCAGTTCCGAAACGTCATTTACCTCGGCGTCGCGGAGTATCTGTCCTATCTCCATTACGGCCTCGGCAAGAGTCTTGGCGCGGTCTTCCACCGTCCATTTGGCGTGTTCGGAGGGGCCATCAAACCATGCGGCGCGAACCCATCCGCCGATTCCCCAACCCTTGCCCACGAAGGCCATTTCGAAGCCTATCATCGCGTCTTGATACCCGCAGAATCCAACCCGAACGCTGGATATTTTAGCTAACTTTTTCTCTTCCATTTTGTTTCCTTCCTTTCGTAAGTTTCCTTAAAGGCTAGAATCAGCCGTAAATGATGTACCAGGCGACAGGCGGGCCGAGCAAGAGAAAGCAAATCAGCACGTCAAGCGCAAGCCGGGTAAAAAACCTTAAGGACGAGCCCGTGGGATCGTCGCAGCCGTCGATAAATTTCCTTAAGCGGTCGATGTAGGCGGTCAGGCGGTTCATGCTTCACCCCTTAACGACCTTTGGACAGCGGTAACGGACTTAAAAACCGGACCGCCTTCCCTACACCCCTTTGGGAAGTACTGATATCCGCTCTTAACCTTGCGGATTGCCCCAACGATTATGCCGTCGAGCCGCACCTTGAGGGGTTCTACGCTGCAAGGCTCCTCGCCTTCCCTGTACAAGTATTCCAGCATTTTTCAATCCTCCAATCTCAGGTAAAGGTCGATCAGTGTGCCGGATTCAATCGCGGCTTCAAGGTCGGCAAGAGTGGGCATTTTCAGGTTCTTCTGCGTATTTTGTCAGTCCACGCGCCGTTGATGTAGTAAAGGACTTTGCGTCCGCCTCGTTTACCTACAATCGTCCTCATGGAGATACCGCCATAGGTTTGGTGGATAACCAAGTCGCCGCAGGCTAGTTCTGTTGCTATGAGCCCTTTCTTTTCTGCGTCATTCTTCGCCTTCGCTTGTGCCGGTGTCATCTCCATCTCCTTCTCTTCAGGTTTAACCGCTCTCTGAATGCCCCTCTTGCGAAGGGCAAACAGGCAGGGGTTAAACGCGGACGGCTTTCTCAAGGCTAGGCAGTTTCCACCAGCAGCAGTGTTTGGTCTTGCGGGAACTGCCGCAGAAACAGCCCTTATTGCGCATCGAGTTCTTGCGGCGGAAAGGTGACTTCGGCAGAATGAGACGCTGGCGCAGAGAAATCTTTTCTTTCTTGGGCGGCGTGATGGGGGCGTTAAGGTACACAACCTTTTCTTTCTTGGGCGGGAGAACGAAGGATTTTACTTTGTCGGCGATGCGTTTCAAAATTCCCATTGTTGCCTCCTTACATTGACCGCTTGAGCGCGGCGCGTTTGATCTGTGCGGTGCGAAGAATGGATGCTTTTATTTCAGAGGGAGTACGCATGGGTTATGCCTCCTGAGCGTTGGCGATTGCGTCGGCGAAAACGCTGTCAACAGCGGCCTTCTCGTCGGCGTTCAGGGCAAGGTATGCCTTGCGGGCATAGTTGCCAGGGCAAAAGCATTCGAGCGCGGCGACCATCTGCGAAAGGATAGCGGCCCGGTTCAACCTCTTATTGGCGACAACCTCCTTGGCTATCACGTAAGAGCCGTAGCCGTAGTTGCCGTCCAGAAGGAAGCCGACGCGCACGGCAAGGGCTGAGGGGTCACGCAGGAGGCTTGCGAAGTCGGCGAATGCCTCTTTGCGCTCGGCAAGAGGCGCGGATTCATTGCGGGTAAGTTGCTTATGGTAGAGGGCTCTCTCGTTGGTTTCGTACAGTGTGATATTCATTGTTATCCTTCCTTCCTTGTTGTGGTCTCATCAGTACCGGCATGACCGGCAGACCGCCCGGAGGCGGTTTCGACCTTTAGGCCGTCCTCAACTCGGGATTATTGGGGTACGTTGGGTGGGACACGCAGTGTCTTTCCCTGTTAGAAAGTTCCCCTTTTTGGGTGATAAAAAAGTCAGTATTGTTTAACCAGTCGGAGTCACTGGAAAACAGGAGCGGGTAGCTATTCCCGTTGGGCATGGGTTTACGCGCCCAGTCGGGTATATGCTCGCCTGTGTGACGATGGACAAAACGCGCCTTTGCTTCTTCCTGTAGTTTGCGGCATAGGTGAGAGCCGTTGATTAACATGGTCATATTGTGCCTTCCTTTCCTGTGTGGGGTTTCTCTTACCTCTTGACTATAGACTACCACTCCACTGGAACGGCGTCAAGGGAATAGGTAAATTATTTTTACGGATCGATAAAATAAATAAGGCTGGCTCTTATGCGACAAAAGGCCCCAAAAAGTATATAAGGAGGCTTAATAAGCTTATTAACGGCTTATTAATTTTATTCGTGTTACGAATAGCTTATGCGTAGCACAAACTGGGTTAATTAACCCACCTGAGACCTCGACTGTAGAATATTCTACACATTGTAACGCTTGTATCACAAAGGAACCGTTACAAGCATTACAAGCAGACAAAAATAAGCTCCAAAAAAATAGTTCTTGACAACATACCCCTTTCCCCCCTTACAATCCCCCCATACCTATATCGGCTCCCGCCCTGAAGGCGGGGAGCCGCTAGATAAGTAAGTACTTATATGTAAGAGTTTTACAAAATTTTAAAACCCGCGAAGAGAGACAAGCCGCTTTTTTTTTGAGAAAAAAGCGTCTATCCACATAAGGTGGTAAGACGTAAGAAACCAACCGTAAGATCACCCCCAGCCAAGGGAGGCACAAAGCGAATGGTTAAAAGCGGAACCCCAAAACGCGGGGGCAAGTGCTACGGCCTCCAGCCCTCCAAAACCCCCAAGTCAAAAGCGGGCAGGGAATAAATGAGTGCTTCCCGTCCACGACTTGACGAGACTTGGACTCCCGCAGCTGCAAAGGCAGCACTCCAAGCGTATTTCGATGACGCAGACACCAGTGAAAAGCCCAAGTGTAATTCTGGCATAGCCCTCACCCTCGGCTGTTCCCTCCGTATACTACAAAGGTATCTCGTTGAACGCGAAGACTCGCCCCTCTACCCTGTAATAGAGTGGGCCTTCACTACGGTAGAACTGCAAGACGAAGAGTTGATGAAGACGCCAGGGAATAGAAACTCAGGCGGTCCGATGTTCGCCCTCAAAAACCGAGGTTGGAAGGATACCCAGACGATCGACCAGAGCGTAAGGGTTACGGACTCCACCGCCGACCTGTTTAAAGCCCTGGAATCGTCGGATTTGTTTAGCCTGACTAAAGATTTACCCTCCTCGCCTCCTGTTCCGGCAGCTTCTGCGCCTTCCGTTGAGAGCAAGGCGGATAAGTCTAATGATTCCGGTGACTTACATTAAGGTAGCAAGATAACATAATGTTACTTATCGGACGTTAGCCAAAGTAAAAGGGTTTTAGTATCGGTAACGTCTGATAAGTAGGCGGGGTTACAGGGGATAGGGGGGTACCCCATGAAGTCGAATTGGTATTATTAATATAAGGCTCACTAAATTCCTCGCCCTAAAACAAAAGTGGCGACAATCTGGAGGGAGGTAAGCGTGGATTATACCTATTGTGACGCGTGTGGCGGGGTCGTGGAGAACGGCAAGTGCATCAAGTGTGGGGCAGGATGCTGAGACTGACGGGCCTCTCGTGAAGGGGCAGGAGCGGTTTTAAAGGCAAAGAGAATAAAAGGGAGGATTGGAGATGGTGACGGTACTCTGTATCCTGGTGGCTATTGCGGCGATCAAGATAATTTTAAGCTAAGAGGCAGGAGGGCAGGCGCATGATACTCAAGGCGATAATAGGCGATACCACGCAGCTCGTAGAGGTGCAGGACTTGCAGAAGGTGAATATAGAGAGGGGGGTGGCGCGGATAAACTACGATTTCGGCGGCAACTCCTACTTTTGCGACCGGCTGCATATCCTGAACGATAAGGGCGATACGATAGACACCTATCGGCCCAAGGGGACGACCCCGAGATGAGCGCGAAGCTGACGCCGCAGCAGATGGCGGCTCTCTTCTTCACGATGAAGTTTGACCCGGTGTGGTATTTCCGCAACATCCTCAAGATAACGCCTACGCACCAGCAGGAGGCGGTGTTGGCGGAGATACGGACGTGGGCGCTGTGGAACAGGGGGAAGCCCCCGCACGAGCGGACGCCGCTGCGGGTGGCTATCAAGTCGGGTCATGGGACGGGTAAGACTACTTTTCTGGCCGGTACGGCGCACTGGTGGATAACGACGCGGGATAATTCGCTGACGGTGTGTACCGCGCCCAAGAAGGATCAGCTGTCCGACGTTCTATGGCGCGAGTTTAGGAAGTTGAACGGGATGGCCGTGCCCCCCTGGTGCGATAAGGTGGAAATACTGGGGGATGAGATTCGACATAAGGAGAACCCTGGGGTCTGGAAGATGCTGGCGCGGACGGCGCGGCGGGAGAGCCCGGAGGCGTTGCAGGGCTTCCACGACCCGCAGATGCTTATCATCTGCGACGAGGCGTCCGGCATACCGGAAGAGATATTCGAGGTCGGAGAGGGGGCGTTGTCCACCCCCGGTTCTTTGATACTGATGTGCGCCAACCCGACGAGAGCGGAGGGGACGTTTTACCGGGCGTTCAATCAAGACAGGGAGATGTACCGGACGTATACGTTCAACCGGGCCGAGCTTGACCCCACGATTTACCCCTTTCTCGACCCCGGCTACCCGACACGCATGGCGGCGAAGTACGGGATTACCAGCAACGTCTACCGGGTGCGTGTGCTGGGCGAGTTTCCCACTTCCGACCCGGACGTGCTGATACCGATTCACATTGTAGAGGCGGCTGTGGGGCGCGATATTCAGCCCATGCCGGAGGATGAACTGGTTTACGGGATCGACGTGGCGCGGTACGGGGACGATGAATTTGTCCTGTTCAAGCGGCAGGGCAACCGCTTCTTCGGACTCAAGACTTGGCGCAACACCGACCCCATGCGCGTCGTGCTGGACATCCACATGGAGGCACAGAGGGACAAGCCCTCGGATATGTTCGTTGACTCCATCGGCGTCGGCGGGCCGATAGCCGACAGGCTCAGGCAGCTTGGGTGGACGGTGACGGACGTGAACGTGGCGGAAAGAGCCTCCAGCAAAGACGAGTTCGGTTCGCTCAAGGACGAGCTTTACTGGAACATGAAAGAGCTTTTTGAAGAGGGCAAGGTAAGTATCGACGAAGATTGCGTAATAGACCCTCTTGACCCCAACGATAGAGTTGTGGTAAACCAGCTTGCAGGGATAAAATACGAGTATAACAAAAAAAATCAGTTCGAGGTATGGAGCAAGGAGCGGTATAAAAGGGAAAACCGTGGCAGCCCTGACAGGGCGGAGGCGATGCTTATGACATTCGTGCGGAGCATCTACGGCGGCAAGGCCCAAAAAGTCGTCATGCCCCTTGAGGCGCAAGGCGGCGCGGCGCTTTATACCGGTGGCGGCTCCTCGCATGGATGGATGGCATGAAAAAAGACCACGCTGAATGGCGGGCGAATAAGCCCAAGGAAGTCAAAGAAGCCGAGAAAAAGGCGCTCAAACGCTTTGACCAGTGCGTGTCCGCCGACAGTTTCGACCGTGCCAACGCTCTTGACGATTTTCGGAACTACGCGGGGCAGCAGTGGGATTCCCGCGATTTGGAGGAACGCCGCCAGAACAGGCGTCCCGCACTCACCATAAACCGCCTTGTGCAGCCCGTCCAGCAGGTCGTAGCTGAGATAAGGGCGGGCAAGATAAGCCCTACCGCACTTCCCGTAGACAGCGTGGCCGATCCTGAGAAGGCCAAGGTTGTCGAAGGGCTCCTGAAAGACATCGCCTACCAGTCCAAAATGGAAGTCTGCTACGAGCAGGCCGGGGAGAACGCCGCCCGGTGTGGTCGCGGCGCTTTTCGCGTCGTCACAGAGTACGAAAGCGCCGATACTTTCAATCAGGTAGTGCGCGTCCGCCCCATTGAAGACCCGTTTTGCGTCTACTGGGACCCGGCAGCCAAGGAATACGACAAATCCGACGCCAAATTCTGCTTTGTAACGGAGTGGATGGAGAAGGAAGAGTTCAAGGACACCTACGGCGACGACGCCACAGAGTTCGACGGCGCAGCCCTTGGCGACAACTCCGTATGGTCGCTTGACGGGCAGTGCCGACACGCAGAGTACTGGGAGAAGCACTGCGAGGAAGAGGAGCTTTGGCTTCTTGAGGACGAAAACGGCGAGACGGTTACGGTAAAAGCATCCGAATCCCCGGCAAAAAAAGACCTTGAAGCCAACGGGATACGCATACTCCGCAAACGGACGGTAAAAAAGGTCACTCTCAAGAGGTGGATACTTGGCGGAGCCGGGTTTTTGTGCCCCGCCGAAGAGTTCCCCGGCGAATACATCCCCATCATCCCCGTTTTCGGCCCGACGCTCCTCCTGGACGGCAAGCGCCAGCACTGGTCGGTCATACGCCACGCCAAAGACCCGCAGGCCATGTACAACTTCTGGACTTCGGCCATTACCGAGGCGGCGGCGCTGGCCCCCAAAGCTCCCTACATGGTCACTCCGAAGCAGATTCAAGGTGTCGAGTCGCTTTGGCAGATGGCGAACCGTACCAATCTCCCCTACCTCGTTTACAACCCCGACACCAACGCCCCCGGCCCGCCTGCCCGCTCAGGCGGCGTAGACGTTCAGCCCGCCATGATCCAGCAGGTCATGCAGGCCGGAGACGACATCAAGGCCGTTACGGGCATCCACGACGCATCCCTGGGTATGCCGGGGAACGAGACAAGCGGGTTGGCTATTCAGTCCCGGCAGAGCGAGGGCGACTCCGCCACTTTCGTCTGGATTGACAACCTGCATCGGTCAGTCGAACACGCCTACAGGGTCATTGCAGGGCTGATACCGACCATCTACGACACGCCGAGAACGGTCAGGATAGTAGGGGAGAAGGAAGCCGAGCAGTGGGTAGCTATAAACCAGCCCAACGCCGTCACAGGTAGCGTGGACAACGCCCTGGATGGCAAATACGACGTGCGGCTGGTAGTCGGCCCCGCCACCAAGACGCAGCGGCAGCAACGGGCGCAGGTTCTTTCGCAGCTTATTCAGGCCGCGCCGCAGTTCGCATCCGCATTCGCCGACCTCTTGGTGGAATCGCTCGACTTCGACCGTTCCGCCGAGGTGGCGGAGCGCATCCGCAAACTTTCCGAGCCGCAGCCGCCTTCGCCCGAGAAGGTGCTGGAGATGAAAACGAAAGAAGAGACACTAAAAGGCAAGGAACTCGTCAACTGGCAGCGTCAGGACGAGATAAATCACCACATGGGTGGGCAGGACGAGCCAGAGGGCTTCGTAAACCCCGCTTAACTTCGCTACCGATGGCGTTCATCGGGCTAAAATCCGCCTTGGAGGCGCAAAATGGAAGACGAACTCATTCCCTCTGCCGGGGTAACGGCTGACGAGGGCGCTGTAGCACCGGAGAACCCGCCCATCTCCGAAATAGCCGACGATGCTGGCGCGGAAGCCAATAAACCGAATAACGGCATCCAAAAACGCATCGACGAGTTGACAAGGCAAAGAGAAGACGCCAAGAGGGAGTCGGAATTTTGGAAGGCGGAAGCCCTGAAAGCCTCCAAACCCCCGGAACCTCCGCCCCCTCCGGCGAAAGCGCCTGAAAAGCCGACACTGGACAAGTTCTCCTCCTTTGAGGAGTACAACGAGGCCCTGATACAGTACAATCTCGATCAGGCCCTCTCGAAGACCACGGCGGCGCAGACGGAAAAGGCGCAGATTGAACAGGCGAGGACGGTGTTCAAGAGCCGCGTAGACGCTTTCCGGGCAACGACCCCGGACTTCGACACGGTTTTCAATGACAAGACACCCGTAACGCCCGTGATGGCGGAAGTCATTATGGGCTCCGACCTCGGCGCTGAGATTGCCTATCAACTCGGAAAGAACCCAACGGAAGCGGCGCGTATTTCCGGCCTCACGCCGCACCAGCAAGCCGCAGCCATAGGCCGGATAGAGGGCAATCTCCGGGCATTGAAAACCCGGACACACGTACCCGGCGCTCCTGCCCCGTTGGAACCCGTCAAAGGCGGTTCCACGGCGGACGAAGATAACCTAAGCCCCGAAGAGTGGATACTCAAGCGTAATCGGGAACAGCGGGCGAAGGAGACGGGTCAGAAAAGGTAAAAAATGGCAACCACTCAGCTTACCATCGACAAGATTACTCAGGAGGCGCAGCGCATCCTGCATCAGGAATTGAACTTCGTCGGCAACTGCAACCGCACTTTCGACGACTCCTTCGGCGTAGCGGGCGGCAAGATAGGTTCGACCCTCCGCATTCGCCTCCCGTCGCGTTTCGCCGTCACCAAGAGCGCGACCTACACCAACGTGGACAACACCGACTCGTCCGTCGCCCTGGCCGTGGCGAACCAGTACCACGTCCCCTTCGAGTTCACCTCGGCGGATCGCGCTCTGTCCATCGACGACCTCAGCAACCGCACCCTGCGCCCGGCCATGAAGCAGCTCGCCTCCGTCGTGGAAAGCGATTGCTTCATCTCGGCCTACAGGGGCATCCCCGGCCTCGTCGGCACCCCCGGCACCGCCATCTCCTCGATGAGAACCCTCAACCTCGCGGGCAAGACCCTGGACGACAATCTGGCCCCCTACGAAGGCCGGATGCTCCACATCAACTCCACGCAGCAGGTGGACATCAACGACGCCTCCAAGGGACTCTTCAACGATCAGCAGTCCCTTTCCGAGCAGTTCAAGTCCGGTATGCTCCGCAAGTACGGCGGCTTCGACGTTTACGCCAACACCATGACCCCCCGCCACACGGCGGGCATCGCCACCGGCACCCCGCTCGTTGACGGCGCGGCTCAGACCGGCTCCACCCTCCATACCGATGGCTGGACTGCCGGTCAGGTCGGGATACTCAAGCAGGGCGACGTTTTCACCATCGCGGGCGTCTATGACGTGCATCCCGAAACCAAGGTCGTGCGCCCCGAACTGAAGAAGTTCCTCGTCACGGCTGACGTAACCTCCGGCGGCGGCGCTGGCGACTGCGACGTTCTCATCTACCCGCCCATAACCACGACCGGCGCAACTCAGACCGTCTCCGCTGGCCCCGCCGACGACGCGGCCATAACCGTACTCACCGCGCCCTCGACGCTTCTGGCCTCCGACCAGTCGATAGCGTGGCACAGAGACGCCTTCGCCTTCGTCACGGCCTCTCTGCCCCTGCCCACGAACAACGCCGAAGCTCGCCAGATGGTCGTTGACGGCATCAACCTCCGCGTTGCGCTCAACGCTTGGGACCCGGTTGCCGACAACTTCATCAACCGCATAGACATCCTCTGGGGCTTCAAGGTCATCAGGCCGGAACTCGCTTGCCGCATAGCGAGCGCCTAACATGGGCGCGCAGCTTCACGAAGATCGCGTCGGGGTAATCAGTTTCACGTACAACCCCGCAGAGATCGCGGCGGCTACCACCGCCGAGCAGACCGTAACCGTAAAGGGGCTCAAGACGACCGACATGGTTCTCGTCAAAAAGCCCACTCTCACCGCTGGCGTAGGCATCGTAAACGCCAGGGTAAGCGCCGCCGACACTCTTGCCGTAACGTGGGTAAACGCCACAGCGGCCCCGGTTGACCCGGCATCGGAGACTTATCACGTTTTCGTCTTCCGCGCCGAAAGGATAACCACGGAATTTTACCCGTAAACCCAAGAGCGGCGGGGTCATAACGGCCCCGCCGTATCTTTTACAAGGAAGGATTTTATCATGGCCGTTTGGCGCTATCACAAGGATTGCAGGGCGGGAAAGATTTTCGACGATGAGGACGGAGTGCCCGAAGGGTGGGTTGACTCCCCGGCGAAACTCCCTCCGGCTCCGGCGAATCCCGTAACGGCAGCCGCATCCGACGCTCCGAACCCCCGCGTAAAGGAACTCGAAGCCAAAGTGCGTGAACTCGAAGCGCAGATAAAGATTCTGGAAGCGGGCGGGACGCCTGACGCGGCGGGCAAAGCGCCCGAAGCGGCGGTAAAAGTGAAGCGTACCCGCAAAAGACGCTCGAAAGGGTAAAGAATGTCCTATTTCGTAACGACCACGCCGGGGGCGATAATAAACGCGGCGTTCGACCTCGTAAACGCCTTGGAAGGTGGTGAAACCGCCACGGCGGAAGAGTCGCAGAGCGCCCTCGGGACGCTCCGGCGCATGGTCGATACGTGGAATGGGACGAAGGTTCTCATCCCCAATGCCGCAACCAAGGATTTTGTGATTACGACAGCCGGGAACACCACATGGACGGTAGGGCCGACGGGCGACCTTGTTTCCGCGCAGCCCGTCATGTCCATCCTCGGCGCATACGTCCGGGCCGACGATATTGATTACCCCCTTTCGACCATGACGAGGGCGGAATATCTCGCGCTACCGGGTAAAGCCACGACTACCGGCAGGCCCACACGGTACTTTTGGGAGCCGACGTTCCCCAACGGGACGCTGTACATCAACT